TCCATTCCGTATGTGTATCGTCGCACCGAGTGGTTCAGGCAAAACCAACTTCCTCTGTAATTTAATTTCATTGTTTAGCAAAGGTGCGAGAGGCTCATTTTTTTCAGTGACAATAATTACTCGTAACAAAGATGAACCATTATACAGATGGATTTCTTCCAAATGCGAACAAATTACCATTAAAGAGGGATTGTCAAATACACCTCCGTTGGATAAATTTGATAAGGACTATAACCATCTCGTTATTTGGGATGATTTGGTTTTATCAAAAGACTTGTCTATGGTGGAGCAATACTATATAAGAGCACGTAAACTTAACTGCTCTGTCATCTTCATTAGTCAATCCTTTTTCAAAATACCTAAAATTATTCGGAACAATTGCAGTTATATGATATTACTCAAATTGAGTGGAAATAGAGAGGTGAACGTTATTCTCTCTGAGTTTGGTTTAGGAATTACAAAAGAAGAATTATTAGCGTTGTATGAATACGCTACGGCAGAGAAATTCAGTCCGCTAGTGATAGATATGGAAGCAGATAAAGATAATAGGTTTCGTAAGGGTTTGTTAGAGATTTTAGATTTGAATAATATGAGATGATTCCGGGCATGTCTCCAGGATAGTCCTTTAATCAATAGTTAAGCAAAACTCTAGTTTTCTACCTTCGGATATTGCATTTTCTATTTTTATTTTTCTTATCATAAATAGGTAAGAAGATAGAATACCTATAATATTTATAAGACCATATTTTTAGTGGTAGAAAACTAGAGTAGAAAAGTGGATTTCCGAGGAGCAAAAGTCCTAGAAAAAATAAAATTTGTTGAATGAAGTATCTGCTCCACCCTACATAGACCGACCTAAAACCACCTCTACTTTTCTACTAATCTACTCTCGTCTTAAAATGCATTACACACTTTCTTTCTTCTTACCTATTATGATAAGAAAAAATAAAGGTAGAAAACTAGAGTTGGGTGTATATGGATGTATATACTAAATAATCATATAATGCAAAAAAGTTTTTAGTAGAATTATAATAGAAATAATATAGAAACATTATAGAACTATTATAGAATATGTTTGAAAAATATATAGACCAAATTATTAAAGAAAATAAAAAAGGTAGAATAGTATCATATAAAAGTATTTGGATAAAAATGAAAGACAAAATAATTAATGATACAACATACCACGAACGACTTATAAATAATAAAGAATGGGGTAGAACTGCATTCTATAAATGGTTATCAGAACACTATTCAACATGTGGAAATAACAGCACCGGAAAATTAATTCGTAATGTTGAACTTGTATAAAACCTTTATACGAATTTATAATATAAACTAACGAAAACAATATAAACAGATAACATATAATAACAATATATATAAATGGAAATTATTTCTGAACCTACCACCGAACCTATCCTCCCTCAAACAAAAATAGATAGAAAAGAATACATGAGAAATTATAAAAGACAACAATATGCCGAAAAAGGTGAAGAAATTAGAGCAAAAAATAAAGCGTATTATTGCAAATATAAAAATAAAGTGTCAACAGAAGAAATGAAAAAGTATGGAATTCATCTTCCCAAAGTAGTCGCTATTCAAAAACATTTAGCAGAATTGTATACCGCCGATTCGGAGTTATTTAATGATATCGTTAATAATTTATATGCCGATAAAACCGCTTTTATCGGAATGTCCTAATTTCAAAAATATTCCATAGTTTATATTAAAAATTAATATAAATTATACAAAAAACAATTTAGAAAGTTTATAATATTGAATAGTATATAATGACAACAATTAAAATTGAAACGGATTTAGTGTCTAATAAAATTGTTAATAAAGAGATGACAACCACACCACAATTTAATTGGACTTTGGATAGAAAGAAATTCACATCAACTATTTTCTTAAAACAGAAAATGACAGAAGTATTAGATATTAATCAACTTTATAGTTTTATTAGAAACAATATGGGTATATCATATTCAACTCCAAAAGGTAATATGTATCATACAGAAATAGAACATCTCAAAAAATTCAAAGAATTATTCAATAAATCTTTACAAAAATTCCACACTTCTCATCAACTACCAAAACATAAATGGGGTAGAGTTATACCACTCGCATATCTATCTCTATGTGTTCTTCATCGTCCTACTCGTCATACATTCGCAAACAATTACTATGTTGATATTGATATGGAAAACGCTCACCCTACTATCATTTATAATATTGCAAAAAGTAATGGTATTCAATTAAACGTTCTTAAAAAATATATTGATAACCCTAAATATTATAGAGCGTTAATTAAAGACCATCACGATTGTGATAAGGATATTGCGAAAGAACTACCTATTATTCTAATGTTCGGAGGGTCTTATGATACGTGGATACGAGAAAACAATATCACAGAAAACGACGAAAATAAATTAGAAGATTTTGAAAATTTGGAAACAGAAATTAGAGGTATTATTGAGATTGTCTACACTAACAACCCTAATATCAAAAAAGATGTTCTCAAACAAACACCTAATAAATGGAGTAATGAAGACGAGAGTAAAAGAGGCGTTATGGGTATTTGGTGTCAAACAATAGAGAGATACGTCCAGGAACACGTTATAAGTTGGTTAATTCAAAATAAAAATTTTAAGGTTGAAGATATCATACCATCCCAGGACGGTTTTATGATTTTGAAAGAAAACTTTTACGAAAATATCATTACAGATATTAATAGAATTGTTTTAGAAAAAACACATCTTCCTATTAAATTTGTAGTGAAACCATTTGACGAGAAATTTGAAATTCCTAAATGTGAAAATGAAAAAACATGTGATGAATGGTTAGACGATATTTCTGTTAAAAAATTAGAGAAGAAATTTCTTTCTCTCTATAATAATTATGTCATTCGTTATAATGATAATCTTTATGTTTATTATGGTGATATGGATAGTAATTTTCAAATAACAAATGGAAGATGGTATGACGAAACAAATGAAAAGAAAAGATTTAAACTTATGAAATATTTGAGTGAGAATTTGTATAACCACATAAGTAAAGAAATTAAAGATAGTGTAGGTATGACAGAGGACGACCAAATTCTTTTATTAAAAATTCTACGAGAACATACTAGCAGAACATGTTATACAAAAGATATTATCGCACATATACTATCAAATGCAAAAGTTGCCGATAAAGATTTCAATTCAAACCCTTTCTTATTAGGGTTCAATAATGGGGTTTATGATTTGAAAAATGGGTTGTTTCGTCCTTATAGATATGACGATTATATTACTATGACAACGAGATATGATTACAAAGAAGTTGATTATAATGACGAAGAAACTATAAAAATGAATACTGAATTAGCGAATATGCTTCTTAATATTCAACCAAACGAAGAACATCTCAACCTTCTTCTAATTGCACTCGCAAGTGGTTTGGATGGAAGAGCGTATCAAAAAATATTTATGTATAACGGTCAGGGCGGTAATGGTAAAGGTCTACTAGGTGCATTAATGGATATAATATTAGGAGATTACTACCATCAACCCAGCAACGGCATATTAAAGGATGTAGAAAAAGCGAATACACCTTCACCGGATATGATTAATCTAAAAAATAAAAGATATATTAATTTCAAAGAAGTAAGTGGAAAAATAAAAGTTGCTATGTTACGAAATCTAACTGGAGGAGGAAAGTTTAGCGGACGTTATCTCAATCAAAATCCGGAACAGTTTTATATGAGTGGAACTTTTGTAATGGAATTCAATACGGACCCGGAACTAGACGGACAACCTCAACGAGCAGATTATCGTAGAATGGTTAACATCTTCTTTCCTACCAATTTTACAGATGACGAAACAAAGATTGGAAGAACTGTCGGACCGATAACGTATAGAAAAGCGAATACATATTATGAAACAAATGAATTTTTAGAAAAAGCGAAATATCTATTTCTAGACCTTTTAATAAATGTATATAAAGAAAATGTTGATAAAGAAACTGATAAGGGTCTCAATATCGTTCTACCTCAAAGTATTAGAGATAGAACTGAAAAATTTATTGAAAATCAAAATGTATTTCATAAAATATTTCATAGATATTACGAAATCAAAAATGTTAAACCTCAAAAACCTACACCAGTTAAAGAAATATGGGAATTCGTAAAAACATGTGAAGACTATGTTTCATTATCATTTGCAGATAAAAAGATTTATGGAAGAGATAACTTTCATAAATATTTGGAAGGGTTATTCACAATTGGAGGTAATACGAAAACTGGTAAGATAATTATAGATGTAGAAATAATTCGTAAAGAAATTACAAATGATATTGATGATGATAAGAAAGATGACGACGAAGATTTGGATAACGAGTTTAGTGATGAAGAAGATTAAATATTAAACGACTAAAATATAAATTATTAGTTTAGCAAAATATAAATAAATTTATTTTTATTTATATTTTTTTCTTTTACTTATATATGGAGGAAGTGATTATGTCAAATCAAAGTGAACTAGTTATGAGAGCAAAAATGATATGCTTATACAAAATGCATAAACCTATTCTCTCGGACGTTAAATCATTTAGTCCGTTGGAGAAGAAGACTATTCTAGAAATGGTGAAAACACTTTTAGAAACAACGACAGAAGACAATATAATTAAGGAGTTCAACGCTATATGCGACTCGGAACTGTTTCAACAAAAGAATGATTATACCACATACCCTATCTATCAGAAATCATTTCCTTCTGCTCCACCGATTGAAGAATGGAAAGTGAGAGTAGACGAAGATGGAAAAGTTGTCGGAATCTGAAATATTATTTTATTTTATTATAGTATATTATGAGCGGACAACCTAATAGAAACCCTATGGACCCATCAAAATTTCGCGAACAATATATCGCTAATTTAGCGTTAAGAGCAAAGATAGACGATATTGATTTACAAGCGAATAAAATGTATGCGAAAACCCAACAAACTCCTTCTCAATTGACAGATACTAGGACTGTTTCGGAGAAATACGCAGATATTGAAGGATTGAAGAGAGATGTTAGAAGTAAGTTATCATCTGTTTCTGACGGAACTACTGCGAATGCAATAGTAGAACAATTGGATCCGGATGAATTGAGATTTGTCGCCACTCAAATAGAACAGATTTTAGCAGATGTTAAATTGAAATTCAAATATGGAATAATCCCTGACATCTTTATTCCATACTTACGAAGATATATGGAGAGAGAACAACAAACGTTGGGAGTTAGTCAGGGATTACAGCAGTCTACTGGCGAGAATATTCTATTAGGTATACGTCAGATAGTAGGTGGCATGTTGAATGATAGAGATTTGAATGCGTTAGGAGGCAGAATAGAACAAGCAGGCGAAAGAGGGGGTGATAGAGGATTAATTCGGCGTATTTTAGCAGAAATTGCTATGTTGAGGGCAACTATTCCGGACGCTGATACGCTTCAGCAAATTAATGCAGTTCAAAATGCCGATTTGAGATTTCAAATACAGCAGGACTTAAATTTAGCATTACAAAATATTCCAACTAGATACCAAATGGAAGAAATTATTATTACTATGGATAACGCTCAACAATTAGGAGATAAACAACGATTAGACCAAATATTATCACGTATTCAACAATTGTTAGCAGTAGACCCTGGAACAATAGATGCAATTAGAGGTGTAGAACAATCTTTGTTAGAAGCAGTTGGTAAAGTGGGTAGTATGGTGGCGGAAGGGCAGTCCATTCCTGGACAACGTGGTGGTTTTAATTATATTCCAAGTGATAGATTAGATGGATTAGCATTAGATATACTTAAACCTTACGCACAATTTCTTTATACTGCCCTTCCTGGAGTGTTTGGTGATAGAATTCTAAAAACACAAATTACAAATGGAAGTAAATCTACTATTATTAAATTTTTAAAAGATGCTACTCCAACCATTAGAAGATTTTTCGGTTTAGATATAGAGCAGGAAGTGCCTGGCGGAATGAGAAGAGGGTTGTCTTCGGATGATTTGAAAGCGGCAGAAGAAGGACGTAGTCCAACTGGTGTAGGTAGTATAGTTTCAGCAAATACAACCGCTGAAACACAAAGCACCCGTAATCCCGAGGGCGATATTACTGGTTTTCTACAATTGAAGAAACCCGGCGGTAATGGATTGAAACGACATATTAAAGGCAGAGGAATTATGGCGGAACATACAGATTATACTGCTGGAATCACACCTAACAACAGATATGTTCCTTTTGGTAAATTTCTTATTCATAATCATAAATTGACAGATAATATCGTTTCATTACGAAGACCAGCAGGGAGCAATATTAGTGAACTACCATCTCAACGAGTTTCGCAACCATTAGGTTCTGTCATTCGTAAAATAGTAGGAGGAGGTAGTCCTTCGTTTGACGAATTGCATAAATTGAGTGATGATGATAGACGATATTTACATACTATTTCTAAAAAATCTAATTTGTTAGATAAGGTGAATGTTCCTACTCCTTCAAAAGATTTAGAACAAGCAGAAATCAATAAATTTGAAATAATGAGAGGAGAATTAATGAGTGGAAATGATAACAGAGATTTTATTAGAGATTTCAAATTGTTATTGGTTAAATTGACAAGTAAAGGATTATTGCCGAGTAGACAATCCAAAGAAATATTAATGGAATTAGCAACTATGGGATATTGAGAAAAAATAAAATATCTCTTAATAATATATGAGCGGAACTGGTGGATTTAATGCATTAGTGGATAGACCGGGAATGTATCGCGTTCAAACAGAGAGCGGAGGGTTTCAAACCCCTTTTTATTTTGGAGGAGCGCAGGCACCTACAGATTTATTTTTGCCGAGAACATCATTTAGCGGAAGTGGTTTTCACAAAAATTCTTTAAGTAAATCTCATCCGGGCGATTTAGATTTTACGACGAAGAAGGGGGATGTAGTGTTTCACCAAAAAGGTCATAACATCAAAATTCCGAGAGTTCTTCCCTTTATGAAGTAGAATGGTAGAAAACCGAAGTAGGTTTTAGGTCGTTCTATGTAGAGTATAGTAATACTCTTATCAACAAACATATTTAGTCAACTGGACTTTTCCTTCTTCAAAATTGCATTTTCTACCTCTACTTTTCTACTTTTCTACCATTATAGAATAAAATATTATCTTATTCTATAATATGAAGATTATTGTTCTTAATCAAAATAATATCATCCCTGACGGACAGAACAACAAACTTATTTACAAGTTTCCCAATTCCGTTACATTTAAGGACAATTTTATAGCAGTCAGTTCAGTCAGCATGTATTATAGTTGGTTTAACATTACACAAGCGTATACCAATAACACATTTACGTATACGTGGACGGAAGGAACTACCACTACTACATATACCATTTTAATCCCGGATGGATTATATGAAATCACTACATTAAACGATTTACTCCAATATACATTTATTCAAAACGGACATTTTTTAGTGAATAGTGCCGGTCAGAATGTTTACTACGCTGAATTTATTTTGAACCCATCTCGTTATGCAGTTCAGTTGAATACTTATTTAGTTCCTACTGCTCTGCCGAGTGGTTGGTCTAATCCAGGAGCGTTAGTGTTTCCTACTGATACGTTCAATCCATCTATTGCTACTCCAGCGAACTTTTGCTATATTTTAGGGTTCGCTCCTACATTCGTAAGCGACCCTAATACAAATAATAGTTTTGTTCCGCCATTTAACTCATCTACTATTTCTAAAAATGC